AGTTACACCAGCCAAATCTGTGAGCCTCTTCAGCTCTCCGCCAACCATAGCAACGTAATTTGCAGACTCATTATCAAAGAACGCCCTCTCTACTGTACCTGTAATCTCTTGCTCACCCTCTAATATGGCAACAGGACTCTTCTTACCTATCACATATACTTTGTCGGTAGGCACCGACGTACCCAACGGACTTCGTTCTAATAACGGATCAGGAGCAGCATCGAACCATGAGTTGTTATCATCCGCGCCTATAATGCGGACTTCACCTTTCCAACCTTTAATGGGCGTAGGCATAAGCCTTCCTCCTTAATTTATACATAAAAATATGAAATAATTTAGTTTCGTATGTTATCTAATAGACAATCCAAAGCCTCTGAATAAGAGGAAATCAAAACGTCTCTGCACTCATTAACGCGACCATATCTCGATCTCTTCTCTGAAAATCCGACACGCTGAGCAGCTTCAAGGTACACTGCCCAACGGAAAATCTTAATTATGTGATTTTTATCGAAACCATCTTTCTCAAGAGACTCTAAAACCTCTCCAAGGTAATGTTTCCTTGCGTCTTCCTGTGTAATGTCAGATGAACAACACCTCTTTAATTTTTCTCGTTCAGCTTCAATTGCTGATTCAAAAACGTTCACAATCTGTTCTGCTATCTCTTTCATTTTAATGTCCTCCTAATTTAATAAAAGTATTCTAAAGTGGCTTCTACTACGAAAGAAATTTGAGAAGCTTGAAGAACTAAGTTGCCTATCTCTTCATAAGCAACCTCTATGGAAATTATGGAAGCACTCTCGGTTTCCTGCGGGAGCCTACCTTGGACTTTCATCAAGGCGTCCTCTATCGTAGGAAGGTCTGTAAAGAGTGTTTCTTCTTTGTATTTTTCTACCAGAGTTATGAGATAGTAAATGTTAGCAAGTTGAAGTGCCCGTCCTATGGTAGTAGAGTTTCTATCAATCCTATCGAGAATTACTGATATAAACGGCACCCGTCCAGTATCAGAGGGTCTGAGGAAATGTTGAACAAACACCGGAATGTTTTTGTTTGCACTATCGAGTTCCTCTCTTATGCAATCTACTATCACATCCAAATATTTCTTTCCGCCTTCTATGAACATTATTCATTCACCTTCTTAAATGCAAAGTCTCTATCTTTAGTAGCTTGTTTTATTCCATTGTCAATGAGTTGATTGGCTATCTGTTTATACTGAGAGGCAACTCCACTTATTTCACCTGAGGGAGATAACATTTCTGCTCTACTACGATAAAGATAAGCTGCAAAGAATTCACAAGCTGAATTTTTAATATCATCATCAAGAGTCACGCTCTCTCTTGTACTCAACCAAACATTGGCTTGGTCAAGAAAATACTCAAGGGTGGTGTCATAGGTAACGTCATTCTCTGGAATTTCCAAAAGACGCTTCAGGTTTCTAATGTTTCCGTACATTTATAACTCACCCATCCAAACTTTGACAGCTCCTCTAAATAGGCTACGTATTTTTGGTTGGACCTCAGTTACTGTCTTTTGAAGATACTCTGCATGTCCTCTCATACTACCTAATCGGGACCACTTACGTAATGGTGCTTCTGACTTGGTCATCCAATGTTTCACAATTGTGAGAACTTTTTTCTGTTTAGGGAAGATCAAAGTACCACCTCTTCGACCGTAAGTGTAGTAATACGCGTGAGGACAAATCTTAGTATCTATGTAAACGCTTCCACCAAATAATCCGGGTTCTCTATATCTCTTAGCAAAGATGGCATTCTTCATTCGAGGTTCACCGGGGTGAGTTTCTCTGGCAGGTCTTTTGCCCACAGGACAATTTCGACGGAGTGTTCTCAACATTATAGTGAGAGACTTCTCACTCGCAGTGTATAAATGAGAAGCTAATTCTTTATCCTTTCCTAATATTTTTAGTTTGTCCGTCTTGAAAGAAATTGTGGGATTTATCATGGCTTATAATCTAATCGTCCACCTACAAGTATTCTACGTGGATGATAACCATCTGGGAATGAAAGACCCGCCCACTCGTACTCCCAGTCTGATACACTGTCCTTGTCTATTGAGCCCTTGTTTATTATTTCGAAATATTCCTTATGCCAATGTTTTTTACTCCACATATCCTAACGTCCTATTGAGTATAGAAATGTACCTACACCAAAGAACGTTGGAAATACCTTCATGAGGATTTCCCATAAATCCGCATGTGTCTTTATCTCCATTATTACAGCAGCCCAAACTCCTATCACTCCCACTATTATCAATGACAATCCTAACATTTGCGACTACTCCTCGAATATTAGTAAAAATCTGAAACAGCGAACAAAAGAAAGAATAGAAATATAAGTTTACGTTTACAAGAGGCTTGCTATATCACCCAGTTCAATTGCGTTAGCAAAGAATGTCTCTGCACATATCCTCATGGTTATTTTCAGATTTCTCAAGTCGTTAAGTGGATCCTCAAATTTCTTTATTGCTATATCACTTCTCATGCCGATACCACCTGCCATCCTTCTGTCGAGGATACAGATGTGTGCATTGGTGTCATCGCCGCCCCAATCCAGGGAGTCTCCAGCAACTTCCTTCGACAAGACATAAGGCTTAAGACCTACTATAGGTCTGCCTATTTCCTTAGTCCTGAATACCTCTGGGACGCCGGTCTTACCATAACCTGACTCTCCAGTTTGATTAGCCACTTTTGTCTCACCTACCATGTACTTGAGTATCTCTGCTTCCGCGTCGGGAGTCATTATGATAGTATCTGGCTCGAACTTGTTCTTTCGCATTTTCTTGACCATTGCTACTATCCTATCTATTATGGATACATTGTCTGTACTCTCCACACTGTCCTTTGCATTTAGCAGTGCTTTCATTGCCACGTCATTCAGTCGGTTCTCTGCCCGACGACCCTCATTGTGAACCAGTAGTTCTATCACATCGAACTCTTCCTCCTCTATGAGTTCCTCTGGAATGCCAACTTTCTCACCGTATTTCTGAGCTACAAATGTAACATCACTCTTGAATTTAACATCTGGACCCTCAGGAAGGCTTGAACCGGGTGCTACAAGTGGAAGCATGCCAGTCGGAGCGTCCGTAAGGACAAATCGAAGTTCATTTCTCTTCATTCTGTAAATCGGGAGGACCTCCCTCATACACAGGACTTCCTCAGCACCACGGAGCACCTCCTTATACAGTTCCTCTCGGACAAGATGCTCAGCAGTCACGTTGTAAGCCTGCATCAACTCGTGAGTGCCCTTACTGAGTCTTTTCATCCAGTAGCTTTTCTGATTAGCATCATCACCAGCCTTAACAATCCGGAGTAAATTTGCAAAATCACCCATTTTTCTTTACCTTCTTTTTAATTTAATATAGAGGTATTTACTTTAGGAGGAGTAACCTCACTCTACCAGTCGAGTCCGCAGTTATGTCCTCTAATGCCTGACCAACTGCGAATGTGCTATCCGCAGCAGCGTAAGGTTTGACCTGACCTGCACTTGCAGCATCGAGTTCTACCAGTTCACCAGCATCGACATTAGCAGTAGCTCTTACCCTCACTATCGAGGGTGGAATAGCCACAGGCACAGGACTATCCTCTTCCACAGAATCTACCGCTACACCAACTGGAACGGTGTCATAACCATCCTGTGTCACAGGGGATACAGTCATATCATCGGGATTATCACTCACATCAAAACCCACAACCTGTCCTGCCTCAATGTCTGCACCAGCCAAGAATGTCACTATGACTGGTGCACCAGCAACCACATCTTCAACTTCAGCCATTTTAATCTACCTCATTTCAAACTTTTAAATAGAAATGTTACCAGATGCACAAATATGCGCTATACGCGAATGAAAGTAAGTCCATGAATAATTTATCATGCTTAGTGGAAAAATTGCACTCAGACGCAAATATGTGCAAATGGTGTAAAATTTGAGAATTGTCTTAGAGATATTTAGGGTCGAGATATTGTGTCACCATCAATTAGGACGTCTGAAACGTAATCGGGTTTAACCTCACCTTCTTCTTTCTCAGGAGCTGGCTGAGCACTAATCTCTTCGAGTTTCTTCTGGAGATCCTCTACTGTCTTTTTGAGCTCCTCTATCTGAGACTTCTGCTCTTCAATCACGTCATCTTTCGTGTCTTTCTTTGTGTCATCTGTCTGTGTATTCTTCTGTTCGGTTGTTTCAGTCTTTACGCTTTCACTCTTTGTGTTATCTGTCTGCATCTGCATCTGTGGAACCACCACAAATGCGGGATACATTGGTACAAAGTCACCATCATCTAAACTTTTCTTGGTAGCTGGAGCAGGATACTTAGCGTAGGGATACTTGGCGTAGGGATACTTTGGAAGTGGATACTTGCCCTTTAAGACACCCTTCCAGAATGTCTTTATTTCGTCCCTGACTATCTTAATTACGTCTGCCTTTGTGAGAGCTTTCTCACCCTCATCTTCACCCTCAGTTGGTTCCTCCTCTGACTTCTCTTCCTCGTTCTCTGCATCCTCTTTCATTGACTCTTCCAATTCTTTAAAGAATTCCTCAAACTCCTCTTCTTGAGTTGCCATTTTCAATTCCTCTATATTCTATAATATAATTAACGACTTAAGTCTATCCTTATGGCACTAACATAATATTCACGTTCTCCATCATCACTTGTCATCTTTTCATCGTAGAGGACTACATTCCTAATTTCAAATTGACTTAGCCTCTGAGCCATGAGTGCTACATCTATTGCCTTCTTGATATTCTTGCCCCTTGCTAACACGCTAACACTTTCAGAATCTCCGAGTGCCCTTAAATAATTGTCATAAGGTTTCTCTCCTATATAAAGCTCTTGCATCTCGCTCACCTTTAATTTTAAATGTTAGAGTTAGAACGCAGGTTTAAAAATACATAACGGATTAGCAGGATTTCTTGTGAAACTCAACTCAAGGAATCTTGCTTTGGTTATCTTACGCCAACACCTGTTTTTGTCGCAAACTTTTTCTGTACAATTCTGCACGCCTCCAGGATATTCAATGTGAATCGAGAAACTCTTGATACGTTCTGCTTCATTATCAGAGTGAATTGCTTCCCATATCCTTCGTGCTGCGTCTATGTCCTTACGAAGTTTTACAATCACAAAGAACCCCTTTTCGTCAACATGGGTTTTGAGTCCATTCCACTCTGGGAGGATTTCTCCTACTTGTACACCACCATGTTCATTCATGACATTCCAGTACTTCTTTGGAGTCTTTTGCATTTCCTCCCACATACCTTTGAGAGCATCAATGGTTATCTCATCACCCTCAAGGTCAATTGCGTCTATTGAACCATAACCATAAACTATCCATTCGCCATTAGAAGACACGGACTTCATGGCTTCCATTTCGTGTATGCTACGGTCTTCAGAAGGAACAATCGCTAAGTGATACAAAAGGACGTGGTCTGTAAAAGGACCATAATTGTTGAAGGTTACGTGCAAATGTTCGGGTGTTTTATCATAAGGAATGTTAAAGTAATCTCCAAACGCTCGATAGAGACGGAACAGAAGAGCTTCACGCTGAGGTTCTGACAAATCATCTCCACGTATTACTAAGTCTACATCATTGCCTTTGCCGTGAACCGCTACTCCGCCAACCAAATACACAAGGTCTCGGAGAAGAGCAGGTTGCCTAAAACATCTTTGAACGTCCTCAAGAGTAAACTTTGCAGTCTTGAGTCCTCCATGAGAAGGCACTGGGAGGTAAGCCTTCTCCATACTTTTCTTTGTTAGGTTTTTTATTTCTTCTTTATCTAACATACTTAACGGGTTTGAAAGACGTCATCAGGTAAAGCCTGATTCGTCTCCAATTTCCATCTTATATATCTATTCTTATCGAGGTTTCGTCTTACTTGCCAAGGAGCGTCAAAAAACAAGGAAGTGTAATCATCACTATATCTTTGAGGAGCTATGCCTTTTAAGTTCCACTTCTTGAGGAAATACTCAGCAGACCTGTCACACTCCTCTCCTGCTCGATACTCTCGAATGTACTCTTTGTTTCCACCCGGATCGTGTATAGAGTACATAGATGTGCATATTCCAAACTTCCAATCTGTTTCTTTCTTGCATGTCAAATAGAAGTCCTCATGCTCTCGACTTATTACGTAATGCTCATCCCATTGCACGTCATCAAAAAGCTTTCGCCTAAAGACCACTTGATTAGGAATAAAGTCAAAGGGAAACATGTAAGCATTACCATTGATAATTGCACGTTGTTTATCACTTCGCCATGTCTTAAAGAGGATTCTGTTTACTATCTCGAAGTCCCAAGCGTCCATTTGTGGAAGAGGGTTATAAGAAGGAAGCCATCCCATAGCTATACCTCCTATATCTTCAGGAAGTTGTGATAATCCGTGTACCATCTCTAAGACTTGAAGCGGAACGTAATTATCATCATCAACCATCAAGATGAACTCTGTATTTACTTTTTCTATCATTCTATTTCTTGCGGCTGCGAGTCCTACATTGAAAGGAAGCTCTAAGAAACGAATAGTCACGCCTCTTTGATGTTTGCCTATTACTCTTCTATGTCTTTCGAGGTAATCTTCAGGACCGTCAAAAGAAACTATAATTTTCTTGAGTCCAGCAGATACTAAGCTTCTCAAGCATAACTCAAATTTTTCGGGACGCATAAAGGTTTTCACAATTGCTGTTACGTTCTCCATGTTACTCACCCACCCGGTGACATACAACGTTTGCATATAAAGTCTTTGGGAGAAGGTCTCTTGCCACTTGCCATCTCTACTATCTTATTACGTGTTTCACCTTCCCATATTTCTTTAAGAGTTTGAGTTTTGAGGCTACCAAGAATCACTTCTTTATTCCAACACATACAACACAATGGAACGCTAAGATCGTAAAGAATGTGAATGCCACTTCTAAAACGCCAACACTCAAAGGGATACTCAGGACCTATTTCTCGGTAATACTCTGTTCCATCCCAATTACACAGCCTTACGTTTCCAGCTCTGTTGTGAAAAGTGTAGTATCGAAGATGAACGTTGTCTGATGGAAGGTCGTAAGTTTGAAATATAGAGTTTAGGAATTGCTTCCAAGCACTCTGAGAATAAAAGAACATAGAACCATCACGAGACGCTCCTCCTGCTGAGTTAATGACGGTTCTAAGCTGACCATTGTTTATCTTGAGATATGTAATGATATTCTTGAGGACTCTCTCAAATTTACCTGGTAAATTATTGAGGAACTCCCATGTTTGCTTACTTGCTCCGTGAAAAGAAATCCAGAGTTCAAATGAATCTTCGCCATTATAGTGAGTTACAGTTTCTACTATTTTCTTGGATAGTTTTTCAGTAAGGAGCAAACCATTGGTGGACAACTCCAATTTGCATTTAGGGAAATACTGATAAGCTAACTCCATCCGCTCAATTATTTTCCTGTCTGCAAATGGATCGTTCATCAAATAAAGAGGAAGCTTTTCTTTGTAATCTCCAAGATAGGACTTAATCTCTTCTAAGACGTGAATGTAATCCTCATCGCTCATATAACCATGAGCCTTTCGTAACCAACTGTCTTTGTAAGGACAAATGATGCACCTTCCTGGACATACACTCGTGGTCTGTATCTGAATCATGCTTATCTTACTATCCATTTCTCTTTTTCCTGCAATTTCTGTTCTCGTCTATCCTTGAGTTTATAAGGATTATATGCCCAAACTTTGCCACCCTCTATTTCTGTCTTTGTTACCTCATAAATTATGTGAGGCATTGAAATTGTTTCCCAAGC